GCCGCACCTGACCCTACATTTGGTGGTATACGAATACGAGTAACGTCTTTAATTGCTTTATCGATGGCTGGCCAGATGGCTGTGCCTGCGCTATTACCGGGGATAGTGCTGTCTTTATTGATATCATTGGGCACCGTACCGAGAATGGTCAGGTGACCCGTACCAGAGTGACCACCCATCTTCATTGCCATGACCGCTGAACCATGTTCTGGTGGTGGGTTGAAATTCGTGATACCACCCTGATTACCCTGTGCAAGTGAGCGAGAGAATGGCAGGTGCTTGATATCTACATCTTTACCATATTCAGTAGGTAAATAAATGCGAACACCACCAGACTGGGTTGGATCGGGGTCACTGTCATTACCGCCCACCACAATACCGTACACTATTTTATTTTCGTTTGGATAACCAGCCATTATTGAATACCTCCACCCACTGATCTGGATACACAGTCCATCGTGGTGGTGCCATAACCACCAGCCTTGATGTTATGCGTCATACTATGTATCAAGTAATAACCAGATGCATAATTATCGAATTTCTCTGTCGCCTTGTTATAGAAATACACCTCAATCATATTACCTGCATGGAGAACTGGATTCCAAGGCACGGTCAGGCGGAGTGCTATCTTATCTTCTTCCAGCAAGCTCATGCGGGCCTGTCTCAGCAATAGGTGCTTCTCTACATCGGTGTTGCAGGAGTCTTGGTCTTTCGCAGAATTGAAGTTGGTCAGCGAGGTCATGTAATTACCACGACCATTACCACAGCCCGCCGCTTTATTACCCAGTAGCGAAGACATTTTCAGCATTGGATTGACCACCGCCAGTGAGGCCATCTGTGAACCGTCTAGGTCTACACCATTGAGAATATCTGACAGAAAATCAAAATCACATGGGAAAGAATAGGTCAAAATAGACTCGGGATGGCCATAGCCTGCGGCCGCCGCTATTTCCTGTGAGAAGAATTGTGCCACACCATTGGTTGGTGCTGTCAGGCTCTTCAATGACCTGAAATGGTGTGTACCACGCGGGTCACCCGGTGTCATGTTCTCGTAGGTCATATAATGCACGAATGATGGATCTGTACTGCCCGCCAGTGCCACATCAGCCTGCTGGTTGATGACCTGAAATGGGTGAATATTCTCTGCAATATAATCTCGGCCGGGTCCTGAAGACTCAACATCTTTGGTCTTTGCGCCCACACAGGATGATAATACCTCATTGACAATGGCTGACGGCGACACACATTTCCATGACTTGGAGACCAGATTGCGGGCATCGGCCAATAGGGTATCGTCGCAGCCATGTAGGACAAATTCTTCAACATTATTATTGACCAGCTTGCGATTATCCAGTCGGTATATTCTAGATGATATTTTCATTTCATTTGGATAACCATATACATTCAATATAGGTCTAACAACAGTAATATCAGCCACGGCCGCCTTGAAATTATCAAGTACCTTGATAACTGGGTTATGAAAGAAACTGTGGAGGGTGATCGAGGTCTGTAGACCGGGGGTCAGGAGGCTTTCAGTCAGGTTTATTTCCTTGACCGATAGATCAAGAAACAAGTCTTTATTTAGGTCACCACTTTGAAAATCAACCTCAAATGAGGTGGTATACTGTTCTGCGCCCTTGAATATATTGAAATCGGGTGATGAAATTGTTGGTGTTTCTGCCATTATGGTTTTCTATACAATACTCTACGGCCTGTCAGGTTATCCAACTCGGCGATGATTTGGTTATAATATTGGGGTTGAATTATCTTGATTTGTCTCTTGGACTCATTTAGGCGCACCTCATAGTCATAATATGATATTCTGTCTCTGGAGATGATTTCTCTCACTGTCTTACCAGCCACATTATATGATGCAAAGTCGGTGGTGTCCACCAGTGTATTGTATGCATCCATTGGGGCTGACGGCGATTCGATGGTCAGAACTGTACCATTGGCTGCTGAATTGGCGCCGATCAGAAAATCATAGGCCTTGATAGAGCCAGTGGTGTTTGACAATACAATATACCCATTTGCATTATTCCAAGCCTGAATTATACCCGAGAAGGTATTTGAGCCGTATGAAGTACCCACAAAGGCTGGTTCACCTATGTTGTAGTCATATTCCCAGTCGATTATTGTCAGGGCGTCATTGGTCAGCTTTCTTTCATTGACCTCGAAGGTGGTGGTCATGGTCACCTGAGCGGCTGGGTTTTCTCTGGTGATCACCTTTTCGAAATGATGCCAGTTGGTCTTGGCCCATTCAACCGAGCCATATTTCTTGGCAATATACTTCTCAAAGGTGCGGTCATCCATGGGCCAGTCATAATATGGGTCATAGATTTCATTTGCATATAGAATGATCCAGTGGGCCTCTGCATCGCCATATATCTGCTCAGCCAATATCTCTGGTCGGTCAGAATCCTTGATGGCATAGAAATAATATGCATTGATATTGTTTTCCATTACATCTTTGATTATACCAATGCGGAACAGGACATTGGTGACAAGATCATAATCATTGGATAGCTTTTTATCTAGAGTATATGCAACCAATGGAAATTTGTCGAAAAATCTACTCATGTCTTAGAAGCCCTGATATACACGTTGCTTATGTAGGATCTCAATCTCTCTGAAGGCCAAACTGAGACGGGTGGCAATAGGCTGGCCATCACTAAAAGTTGAATATGTATTCTCTGGTGCATAGTCAACGTCGATACGCTCTAGCACACAGGTGTTAATGCGTGGTAGGTTCTGGTTCTCTTTACCATTGAAGAAGAAGGTTATATCAAACTCAGCTGGTGGTATAAAAAAGAACCCTGTATCTGATATTTCAGGTGCGGCATAGTAACGAATAGTCTGAATAATCTGCTTTACTGCCTCAGCTTCTTCTTTTGAACGAGGTACCAGAAATAGCTCGAATACCCACTGGCGCTGTGGTCTGGTCGAGAATAACACCTCGACACGAGGATTGACTGGAGAACCCAATATTTGACCGCCTGTCTTGATCACGTTTCCGACCGAATCGGTCAATTTCATGATATCTTTACCAAGCTCTTTACTAAAAATACTAGCTATACTACCTAAGGTACTTCCTATAATATTACCAGCAAGGGCCGTCATGGACACTTCTTCATATACGTTTGGTTCAGTGAATACCAGACCGCCGTTGGGCATATGCAGGGCAATCGACTCTTGAATTCTGCGGGTAAAGCGCGGCGGGCTCAATTTGCTTTGGTTGATAGGAGTGCCACCAAGGTTATATTCTGTGTCACCAAATCTTAATCTATCGACAACCGACTGTTCAGGTAATAAGGAGCCGTTGTCAAATCGTGATCTGGAAACAGGTTTACCGTTTTCAATTAAAGCAGGCGCATTAATGTTGATAATCATATAGTGCGCGTTGTCTTCTTGGCCAAGGTCAAGAGGAAATACGCGAGATGTGAAGTCATATTTCGACTGTCTCAACTCGTATTTACTTTTAGTTTCTGCCATTTTAGTTCCTTAAATTTGTTCTATATATTTAGATGGCATATAAAGGTAGATTTTCACCAAAGAACCCTAAAAAATACAAGGGTGATCCCACGAACATTATCTATCGTTCGGGCTGGGAAAGGCGCGTTATGGTATATGTAGATGATAACCCGGCGATCATAGAATGGTCATCGGAAGAAATAGCCATACCCTATCTATGCCCAACTGATGACAGGTGGCATAGATATTATCCTGACTTTGTTGTGAAGGCCTGTAAAGCCGATTGAATGGTTCAGACCATGATACTGGAAGTAAAGCCCAAGAAAGAGACTATGGAACCAAAGGTACAGAAGAAGCGTACTAAGAGGTATATCACTGAGGTCATGACATGGGGTAAGAATCAGGCCAAGTGGAAAGCGGCCTCTGAATACTGTGCTGATAGGGGCTGGGTCTTCAAGCTTATCACGGAGGACCAGCTAGGTATCAGGTAATATACCTCATTCATGGCGGACATAGCCATTATATACACCTGTCAAGGGTCTGTCAAGCAAAATCACACATAAATACTCATATGGCACAAAAATATACCTCAAAAGAACTATTCGATTGGATGACACAGAAGGCGCGTAGTGCTTCTTCTATGCGTGATAATCTATTGCGTATGCAGTCTCAGCAGAGGGCCATCGGGTCTATTGGTCGTATGTATTTCTTCAAGTATGACCCAAAGACCAAGGACAAGCTACCGATCTATGACGTTTACCCTCTAGTGTTTCCAATAGAAGAATACCACGATGGGTTTCTGGGCCTGAATATTCATTACTTGGGCGCAGGCGCTCGAATGAATTTATTGGATAAGTTGTCTGGCTTTGCCACCTCAAAGAATTACACCGAACGAACC